GTGTTGATTGAGGCGCCACCGCTGGTCAGCGACAACTCAAAGGTGTTTGTGGTCGCATTGCGGACGTAGTAGGTACCAGTGCCGCTCAGACCCGTTGGCAGAGCGCCCGTCGTCTCAAGGTAAACGACGGTGTTGTTCGCAAGCCCGTGGCTGTTCCATGTCACCACGCCCGGAGAGGCAATGGTGATCGTGACGGTCGCCCCCGATGCCTCTGTGGTCAGCGTGCCGTCACCGTCATACGTGGCACCGAAGATGACGTAACGGTCAGCCATTCCACACCTCGTCGGCAGTTGGCGGGGTGTCCAGAATCTGCGTGGCGCGGCCCACTGCGATCAGCCCATAGTCCTCAAGCGCCTGCACGCCGTCACGAGTGGGTTGATAGTTCAGGTCGATGAACTGCGCCGCCTCAATGTCTGCGAGCCACACGCGCATCTGAGCCGCAGCTTGACGGGAAGCCATCGAGCCATCTGGTACGTCCAAGCTGCCCAATTCGATGGTGATCTTCTCGGCCTGCGTGAAGCGAGAGCGGAAGGCGAACTGGGTGATCTTGACTGGGGCGGCAGGGGGCGGCGGATCGCCGGGGGCGCCACCACCAACGAAGATTTGCTCAAGGCGCCACGGTGCATCCCTGTGCTCGGCCTGCGGCTGCGTAGCATCGTACTGGACCACCTCGCCGGTCACGGTGTTGGTTGCGCGGAAGGTGCTCACTGCATCTCTCCCGGCACGATGTACGCCTCATCGGCGGTGATCGGCGTGGTCAGGATGGCCGTGGCTCGCGCGGCGGTGATGACTCCAGGGGCAAGCCCGTTGATGAAGTCCTGCACCGCCTGAGCGTTCAGGCGCACGAAGCCCTTGATGTCGGACTGGCGCTGGAAGACTCGCTTCTGCGCGGCGGACTTCTTGGCCGCGTTGTTGTCAGCAGGGTTGTGCTGCATCGCAACGTCGTAGTCCACAAGCTCACCCGTGGTGAAGCGAGCCCAGAAGGCTTCTGTGCGGATGCGGATGAAGGGGGGCGTGAGCCCGGTGACGATCTGTGGCATGTCAGTTCATGTACTCTTCGCGGAGTTCCAGCGACTGTCCCGTGCTGGGGTCGAATACGGTCTTTTTCTTAAGCCGCAATGACTCAAGTCCGGCAGATAGCTCCTCAAGGTTCTTGGCGATCTGCGCCTGCCCTTCGGCGAGCTTCTTCACAATCTCTTGGAAGCCCTCCATCGTGGCCTTTAGCTGCTCCACGACCTGAGATTCGGCTGCGTCCTCCATCTCTTCCTTGGCGGAATCCTCAGCCTCACGCGCAGCCTTTCGGTCTTCCTGGTCGAGCTTGCTCTGCTCCAGCAGCACCTTCAGTTGACGATCCTGCTCTGCAATTTGCCGCTTGGTGTCGTTGTCCATCTGGGCAATCTGAAGATCCTTCTGAGCAGTGATCTGTGCCGCCTCAAGCGAATGGTCAGGCTTCTCTTGCTCTTGTGGGGGAGGCGGGGCCTGCTCCGCAGCCTTGACAGCCTCGTCCAGTACGCTTTCAACATCGGAGCTCCCACGGAAGCTGGAGGTAGCCCACTGGACAAGCCGCAGGAGGTAGGGCATAGATCCCGGCATGGCTTCCACTGTAGGACCAGCCTGACTCAGGAACTGCCCCACAGCGGTCAGGTACTCCATCCGCATCTCACGCTCGGCATTGTAGTCCGCAATGCTGAGGCTCTCTTCCGAGATCTCGATGCGGTAGTCCACAACCCCAGTCATCTTGATCAGCTCAATGGCCGGTTGGGCGAATGCACCCGACTCAGTGAATTCGATGCCGCTCTGGCGAATGATGGTCTCGGGCTGGAACTTGTTGGAGATGATCTCCGCCTTCAGCCGCATGGCCGACCGCACGAACGACCCCACATCCTGCTGCGTCAGTTGCAGGCGCACGCTAGAGTACTGAGCCTTGAGGCTCTGGGCCTTCGCAGTCTCGCGGGGGTTGGAAGCCCCACGCATGATGTCGCTGATGCTGGTGATCTCGTAGATCTGCGCAACGACCTGCGCCCGCTGCTCCACCAAGCCCGTCAGCACGTTACCCACTTGCTCGACGGGGAACCAGTCCACGGCACCCTTGAACCCACCCGACTCGCCGAATACCGCCCAGTTCTCAACTGGGATCATGTCCAGTTCGCTGGCAGTGAACAGCTTCTTTAGCTCGCCGTTATTGTTGTCGTACACACCGACCACGCGCAATGCCTTGGTCAGCGTGTAGATACGGGAGTTCAGCAGGTCCAGTTCTTCGTACTGGTCCTGGCACATGGAATAGTCCGCACGCGGGTAGAAGTTCCGCGTGGTGTGCGTGGACATCAGGGGCTCTGGGCAGGGGTAGAACTCCTTCAGCCCCAGCGGATCATCCTGCGACTTGAGGACGTCCTCAAGCGTCGAGGACACCCAATAGACCTTGCGATTCTCGCGACACCAGACCTCGAAAACCTCCACCCGCCCCTTGCGGAAGCCCTTGGGCAGCTTGTCGCCATTGCGGGAAGACGCCGCCAGATCTGCTTGGAGCTCTTTCCAACGGGCATCGCCAAACCGCTTGGAAAACTCCACCTTGCTCAGCCACAGTCGGCGACCGACCCACCACACCTCGCCCCACGTGCGAGCGGGCGACCACAGGAAGTCGCGCCAGTTCACGTGTTCCGTAATGGCCTGCTCATCCTCAATAACCTCCATCACCACAGACGGGTCCATGGGGGAGGGCACCTTCTTGGTCTTTACGTCATACCGCAGCCAGACTTGCCCCATGCCGGGCAGCAGGCGGTCTTCCACCGCATGCTGGAAACCCTTGTGCATGTCGGACTGGTCTTTCGTAACGCCGAACTCCAGCATGCGCTGGAGTATAAGGGCCGCAGTGCGGGCGACGTCGTCCTTGGCGTCGCCATGCTGGCGCGCGACGGTCGGCTTGGGCGGGGTGGCGTACAGTGCAGACTTCTGAATCTGCACGTTGGCCCAGAAGATGTTGTACTTCCGGAGTGGGGTGCTGGTGAGCTCTTGCTGCTCCTCGTTCAGGTACTTGTCGAGGATCTTATCGGCGGAATCCCGCCACTTGGTGTCTGCTTCCTTCTCAAAGGCCGCAATTTCCTTGATCCACCACTTACCCGAGTAGCGAGGGTTCGCCTTGTCGCCGTCTTCAGCCACCGCTGCATCTCCCAGGGCACCGCCCATTCATTAGAGCCGAGAGGACATGGGACGGGGTCCCAAATCCCAAATGTCGTCTAATTTGAAGCCGTAGTGTATAGCACGCGCCACGGGCTTGACAACATCTTTTTTACGGTCTTGCACGTAGGTCGTGATATCCTTAGGGTTTTGGACAATGTTGGCGTATCGCCACATATCCGTATAATGGCTCGACCAGTCGTGAACGGGGGTGTCCTTGTAGACCTTTGTCTTCTCGTCGTACTCGCGGTGATAGGTCTTGAGGGCTAGAACGAGCTGTTTGCACTCACGCTCGTTGATGTACCAATAGGGGAACATCTTCCGGCTGGCGGCGATGCCGTCCAATAGGTCCAGTTGGGGCACAATCTTCGGCCGCAGGGACGCATCACGGAAATTTTCGATAATGCTCTTCCCCGTCTGCAAGCTCTTCGCTCTGGCGTCGTGGGGGAGCCATATCTGCCCCATGCGCAGCCCGTTATCGTTGATGTACTCCTTGATATACTTGATGTAATGGCTGATAGGCTTCATATTCTCGCCGTGGGCGTGCCCCATCAGCAGCCCATCGGGCCTACTTTGGACGAAACCTATGGTCGAAAGGTCACGAAACCCCAAATCCATGACAACATCGGTTGGATTTTCTCTTTCCAGCGGGAAATCACCGACTCGACCAGATTTTTCCATCTCCTCGACCTGCCTAGCATAGATAGCTCCTCGGACAGAGGCTTCGAATGAGCAAAGCATCTCCTGCGCGTACTGCTCGTCGTCCATCAGCTTCTTCATCTCGGCGAGGGCGTCCTCGGGGATGACATCTGTGGCCGTTACGGGCAGGAAAAACACGCTCCAAGACGAATCTTCTCGTCGATCGTAGAACATGTCCCGAAAATGGTTCGGCCCTTTGGGCGTTCCCATGAAAACGGCCCACCCACGCCGGTCGATAAGGGCAGGAAGCAGAATTTCCTGGAAAATGCTGCCCACCATGTCGCCAAATTCGTCCAAAATGACCCCATCCAGGTACAGCCCCCGGAAGCTATCCGGGTTATCCGCGCCATACAGGGTAATTCTGGGGTTGTTGGGGAGGGCCGTGAGTTCGACGTAGAGCGCAGATTCACTGATTTTCGGCTTGAATGGGGCGGCGTACTCCTTCAAGTACATCCACGCAATGTCTTTCGCTTGGCGCAGCAGCGGGGCGACATACGCATATCTCGGATTCGGCCTTGTGTTCCTCGTGGCCTTCTCTATAACGTCGTTAATCGCTGCAACGGTCTTCCCCGCACGCCGATGGGCGACCAGCACAGACCATCTATGGGGCCGCAGATGGAACCCCATGAAGTGCGGTCTGGGGTCGTAGAGGCTCTTAAGCCTCATGGCTTGGAAATCCGACTTCTAAGCCCTTGAATAGTCCCTTCCATACCGGCAAAAACCTGATCGATGGAGGGTGGGGTGCGCCCGCCCATCAATTTCATCTTCTTTGCCAGATAATACAGCGCCGGGGCGGTCAACATCGCCGGAGCCATCAGGGGATTTTCCTGCACGTACTCCCTAGCGAACGCCTTGTGCTCCATGGGGGCGAGCACCTCTTGCATGAACGGCTCTGGGTGCGCATCACGCATGCGCAGAAGCTCCGCGTGAGTCATTTGGGCTGATTTTCCTTGAAGAAAATCACTCATGATTGTCTAAGGGAGTTTCTGGGATGGCGTGCTCGATGACGACCTTGGTGTTATCGCCGACGATATTCAAGCTGGTGGAGGGGAGCAGCTTGGTGTAGACCTGAGTGTAGAACTT